ATAGGCGCGCCCTCTGCTTGTAACTCTCTATTAGTTAAAACATTCATAAATGCTTTGCGCTTATTTCCTGCCGTGGCGTACTCATCAGTGGTTTTCAACCACTCCTCTAAGTCCTCTGGCGTTGTATAGCCTTTCCAAGATTCTGCAATGCCTTTGGTATCGCCTTTATTTAGCTGTGATTTCATTTGCCTATCAAGGATGTCTACGCCTTGCTTTGTTAGTCCTCCAATAGACTTGATATATCTAGAAGCTATTACAGACGCTGGTTCTGCAAAATTAGAACCATAATTATCCATCCCCATATAAACATAGACAGGGTCTTTTTTTGTTTCAGCTCTAACCCTGTTTGCATGGCCTTGCTTTGATTTTGCTGCTCCACTCATGCTCATCCAATTGCCATACCTATCAAAATGCTGAGGGCCACCTTCAGCCGTATACGGAGCTATGTCTACCCCTGCCACCTTATCTACTGTGCCAAAAATAGTTTTATCCGCAGGCAAAGGGATTAAAGGGCTTCCAAGTAGCTGCTCATAAGTGCCTTCTTGAGTAAACAAGTCATCAGGAGATAAAACGCGCCCCCCAAGCAGCCTTGCATTTTCTCTTTGTGCAATGATTGGGTTGTTGTTGTATTCGCTTAACAGCTTTCTATAACTGCCTTTTGCTATATTCTCTGGCCTTACATCCTGACTTACTTCTGCCATCAAAGGGTTAATGCTATACCCCTTTTCATTAACAAAGTCTCTAACAGGGTATTCGTTAACATCACCTGCTTTTGCTGTTTGAATAATGTCGCCAAACTGAGACGTTTCTCTCAAAGAGCTTAATGCGGATTTAGCGCCCTTAGCAGCAACGTCCCCAATAATAGGCAACGCACCAACAGCCGCAGCAGCAGTATTAATACCAGTGCCTACCATGTCGCCTTGGTTGTACGAAGTGCGTATATCGCCAATGCCTACAGCGTCACCAACAATAGGCGTGAAGTCTATGGCTGTCTCAATGCCTTCTCCAGCGTTAATAAGCCCTTGCCTATAGCCACCGCCTATACCGCTATCATCAATTAACTCACGCAGCTTGCTTCCTACCGTGGCTCTGAAGTTAGGGTTAAATGGGTTGTAGGATGACTGGAACGCAGAGACTTGCTGTACTCTGCGCCTATCCAGCTCTTGTTGGGCTAACTCAGCGACGGTTGGCAAGGTTGATTAACTCCGCTTCAGACATCATAGGGATTTGAGCCTTCATCATCTGCTCCTCCATCATGTCAGACATTTTCTTCTGGTTGTCTAACTCTTCGCCCATTGTCTGAGCGGCTGTTTTGTCTATAGTCGCGCCAGCTTGCTGAGCCTTGATCTGTGTCTCCATGCGCTTAGTTTCAGCGTTGAAGGCATCTATCTGGTTGTCAGCTTGGTCGCCTACCGTCTGGCTCTGTAGCTTCTGAGCTTCCAGTTGGAGCTTGATCTGTTCGTTCTGGAGCTTCTGCATTTCTAGCTGCGACCTAAGCATCTCTGCCTCAGCCTTCATCTGCTCAGCCTGAGCTAGAACCATTGCAGGGTCTGGTGCTTGCTGCCCCATCTGCTCCTGCTGTTGCGCTGCCATAAGTTCTTCTTCACTCATCTGGGACTGAGGTATCAAGCCAGCTTGTAGCATCTGCGCCCGCTTTCTTTCGGCAATTTGATTAGCCGCAGGAGTGTTTACATTTTGCAGGAGAAGGTCGCCAGCTATCTGCATCAGCGATGGGTCTACCTGAGCCAGTGAAGTAATAGCCTCTAACGTCTCTTCTTGACGGTTCTTGAAGCTCGGGCCTGCCTTGCAGATAACATCATACGAGCCAACAGACAGATCATTAACCGTGACAATCTCGCCAGTGGCGTTGTCTACTACTTGTTGGTTAAGGTCAGCCATGTCATAGGTGTCATCTTCACGCAGAACCCTGATAGTCCTTGTAGTATCGTAGACCTTGGGGATAGCGTCCTTAATCAATCGCCCTGTAGCGGATATAGCTATTTCCATTGCTCGGCTGTACTTGAACGTACCATTGTCGCCCTTGTTCTGGAGCTGACGTATAGCAACACCAGACTGTGCGTTAGGGTTGTCGCCCATGTTAGCGGCAAACATACCCGCAGTGGCGTTAATCATGCCCTGCATAGACTGAGCGATTAGGTTCAAGCCTTGGTTGACTACCGCACCGCCCTGTTGCTGTGGGATAGACGGAAACTCAGGATCAGGGTTGAAGAACTGCACCGGATCAGAGTTAGTGTTTAACGTGGCTATCTGGTCTTCATGTCCCGCAGCCTGCGTAGGAGTCATCCAGTATTTAGCCCTTGGAGCTAATGCGCCTTCCTCAATAGACCGAGACATTGCGTAGTTCAATACACGTTGCGGGTCTAGCAGCTTCTCAACCACACCCCAGTACAGAGTCTTGCCTTCAAATATCTTGAAGTTGCCGTACACAGGAATGACAGGAATTCTATTGAACACAGTCTCACGGTCATCTTCTAGCCAATCTTTGTTATCAAAGAACCTTGAGCAGACCTTGTGTACCTTGCGAGTCCTTCTGCGGACTTCAGTAACCCCAATCATGGCTAGGTCATCTACGACCTTCTCAAAGTCATCATTGACCTCATGGGTCTGCCCATTGGACATCATGACCAATTCACGATCTTCTGATTCCATGTAAAGAAACTCGCCAACAACAATAGCTTCAGCCTTGTCGTAGTAAGCGTCACCCTCACGGTCATCAGGTACTGATTCACTTGAGCCTTCAGGCCATCTGTTTTCGTACTCATCAATTGCCATTGGATGCAGGACAAACGCATACCTTGAGTCTGACTTATCCTGTAGCTCCGCAGCAGGGTCAAACCATACTCGGTCTACTGGGTTGCCAACCTTCTCAATCACTATGTCCTGATCGAATGAATTGTCATCTGCAAACTTCTGACTGACACGCCACGCATCAAAGCCACCAGTAACCATACCTCTGGCTGCTTGTGAGTAGATTTGTTTGGCGTTGGAGATGTTTTCAATGTTGCGGATCAAGCCGTCGTAGGTAGATGCTATGTCCTTCGTGGCGTTACCACCAGCAGGACTAACACGGATGTCAAAGTCAGCCTGTTCTATCTCTGAGGCTACCTGATCCACGATAGGATTTACGTTGTCAAAGGTATAGCGTGGCTTGTTCTGGTTGGCTTCCCACCAGTACGGTTCCCACTGACCATCCCTCTTATCCAAGAACAGATGCGACTCTCTGGACATCTCACGGTTGTCGTGGTCTGCCTCCTGACACGCTGAGAGAAGATTCAACACGCTCTGGTGGTCATCGTATTTGTCTTTATAAGACAGATCATCCTCGGTCATCTGTGCCGATTCTTCTTTCTCTTCGTATCCATTTTCGTAGGTAGCCATTAGCCCCAGCCCTTAAAATTGATTTTGACAGCCTGCTTCTGCACTGCCTTTGGTGAAAACATTGACATCATAAGCGCGTCACCCATGTTAGGAGACGGTAGCTCATACGGCTTCTTAGCCATGTCTATCTTCGACATAATCTGGATTTTACCATTGTTTGAGCGTTTTTGCGGTATTCTGCACACTTCACTTCGCAATTGATCTAATACGTCAATATCAGATGATAGGGAGATTATATCATCAGGATTGACGTACTCACCCTTCACGACTGCTCGGTAGGTAGCCTCAAACCTATCCCTTAGCTTCCACCAATACTGCGCCCTTTTGTTAAAGAACGTGTCCTTGTTTGTTTTGGAGTCTTTGCCACTATACGGTACAGCGGCATCATCAGGAGTCTCTGACCCACGGAACTGGTGCTTCTGCATCTTGGTGGATTCAAGCTCTTGGTCTACCTGACGCTTGAGAGAGATGCCCAAACCGTCACAGTCCCACACAAACCAATCAGCTTGTGATTGCCGTGCCTTTTGTAAAGCCCAGTCCATGCCTTCGCCTGAATCGCCTGTTACCTTTTCACACACTTCTAAGACTACCGAGCCTTTCCGGAGGGCGAACCCTTTGGAATCACCACCCTCGTCTGAGGGGTCGTGTGAGGCTATCAACGCACCAGACGGCTCAAAGCCCAACTTCTTGTGTGCGTCTATGGCTGCATCATACCACTCTGTCGCGATGATATTGTCCTCAACGGAGTCATAGTACTGGCCTTCCCAAATATGCTCGAACAGAGCAGGAGACATCAACGCTCTGTCATTCTCCATCTCTTGCTTGAGGACATCAGGGGCGAATGGATTATCAGCCATATTGATAACGACTATAAGATGCATATCATCTTCGTAAAAGCCATCCCTTCTGAGCTGCTTCTCATACGGCTTGATGAACCGTTGGCTAAACGCATCCACACTTGATCGGGGATTGGCACTGAACCATAGCTCTGATCCTTCCTCACGGAGAGTAGGCGTTAGAGCCTTGAGGGAGTTGAAGGAGATAGTCTGGGCTTCCTCTACCCAGAACCTTTGGAAGCCGTGCATTGACTTCACACCCTCTGATTTAGCGAGACCACGGAACTTAAACGCTGGCTCGTCATTCAGGAGGATTTGGTTGTTCTGCACCTCAAAGCCTTGGAGGTTGAGGCGTTCTATCTCTGACTTGAGCAAAGCATGAACTGAGTCATCTATGCTGTTTTGAAACTCACGGAAGCAGGCAGTCTTAATCCCCTTGGTCTGTGCGTCCATCAAGCACATATCAGCGAAACTCATGCTCTTCCCACTTCCCCTTCCGCCCACAGCACATTTTATGCGTTTAGGCTTGAGAAAAGGTTGCAGCTTCTTGGGGATTTGCATCTTAGGCATTTATTCGTAGGTCGCCTTCTTACGCTTCGCCTTTGACATAGCAATTGCTATCGCTTGCTTTTGGGGCTTCCCCGCTGCCATCTCGATCTTGATGTTCTCGCTGATGCCCTTCTTGCCCTTCTTCTTGCTTGCTGGCATTTCCGAATATCCTGTCGTAGTTGTCTAAATACTTCTGAACCTTGTATTTGCGTGGCCTAGAACCTTTGCCACCTTCCCACGGCCCTGTACTCATTCCACCACCTCAATAGTCCAATGGTTGTCTATCTCAATGGGGTCGCCGTCCCTGCCAGTAAGCTCGGTACGCTTAGTCTCTGTCCATCCTGCTTGGTGAGACAGATAGAACTTAGCAGCGTTGATGTCACCATCTAAAGCCTTCGCAGCCAGTGACTTGGCTATCTTGGTTATCCCAAGAGCCTTGCCTTTACGGTATGCCTCAGCAAGTTCGGGCTGGCGCTTAAAAGCTGAGCGTAGAGTCTCAGGAGTGCAGCCTAAATAATCAGCTAACTGCTTTTGAGATAATACGTCAGCGAGTTCTTTTGTCTCTTGTATCTCAGCCTCAGTAAAGACTCTTGGAGGTCTTCCGTCTGGATTCACTGGTCTAGCTCCTGTAGGGTTTTCCTGATTGTATCATGACTTGTTCTTCTTAGCCGTGTACTTGGCAAAGGTCTCATCACGCAGGGCTTTGTTTTCATGACCGTCACTAAATGACTGAGGAGGAAAGACTTTAATCTTCCCGCCCTTGGCTAGATACTCTTCGGTTTCCTTCTGGATTCGTTCGCTGATCCAAGAGTTGTCTTTCATAGTGCGATGTCCATGTTAAATAGTATCGGCAGTCTTAACTTCCTGCGTTGTTCTCTACGAGCTAATGACTGCTTTATTTCCTTGTAGTCATTATAACTTATTGTTTTACCTTGAGATAGT